GAGAGTAACCTTTGCCGTAGCCATAGTCTTCGACCGACTGCTTATCATCATCGGCCAGCATCCACGTAGTCATGTGGTCGCACGCCCAATCCACGGAGTCGATGATCAGGGTTTGGTAGTCCAACGATGGCAACGCTCGCACAACTTCAAGCAAATCTGGCCACTTCTGGCAGACGACACGATCCACGTCTAACTGATCCGTGCCACCTTCCGTGTCGGCAAACAAAGGCTTAGGGAATTTGGAGGCGAAAGTGCTCTTGCCGACCCCGGCAATCCCATACAAAACCACGCGTTGTGCGCGTATTATTTTTCCTGTTTTAATCGGTAAGCTCATCACTGGTGGTGGTTGGTGTTGTTTTGGTTTGCTTGATGGTGGCGATAATTGCCTCCGCGCAGGTTTCTGCGTGCTTTTTCAGTCGTGCCTCTTGGTAGAAGGACACCCACGCTTCCGTAAGGCCAACTAGGACCAGGATGGTGTAGGCAATGAGCAAGACCCACCAAGGCCACGTCATCGTGTGCCCCAGCAAGAATGTTAGCATTAGAGTTTGGGTTATTCTGGTCATGGTTTTTTGGTCTGAAGGAGACACCCCTTCGGTATGCCCCATTTACTATTCGGTCTTACCGAAGGCAACCAGATTCTTCATAATATTTTATGAAGCGCAGGTTCACAAAAACGGGCGAACAAGTCTAAATACTTGACTTGCTCAATGAGACAGGGTAAAACTCCCCGAATGATTAACTACGAATTATGGCTAAGCCCACTCAAAAGACAATAATTACTCCTCCTTCTTCGCATCGGACCCCAGAGCAAACGACCCTCACCATATCCATGACAAAGTTGCTTCGTGAGCAGATTCAGGTAGCTGCCAGCGAAGACGCACGGAATGTTTCAAATTGGTGCAGTGTTATCCTGACTGAGGCAGTTTCCTCAAAAAGAAAAAAACGGTACTAAGGCACTTGCAGGCTCAGTTGAGTTTGCTCCAGGATAACTTCCAACTCGCCCGTAAGAGAACGGCGATTGACTTCGGCCCTTTTAACTAGCCAAGCGTGGTGTGCTGCGGATAAACGGACTGCTTTGCCCGGTTGTTTTTTATTACGCGTCGCCATTTATGGTTAATTGTTAACACTTGTAACCTAACGTCAATTCGGGTGGTGCGTCGACTTCGGTTTACCGCTTCCTGATTGTCGCCCTCTATTAATTTCCCGGTAAGACCGGGTAAGTTTCATGGATCAGAAATTACCGCCCAAACATTACTGTGTCGTTGCTGCGACACGCTCACACCAAACTGGCAAAGTGCTCCTTTATACCGGCCTTAGTCCAAGACCATTCGAGATGGATTGTCACTATGACGTGTTCGATAAGGATTTAGCATCTGCTATCACGGAGGCATCAGAATACCTTAATGTGCCGCGTGATGATATCGAGCCGGCCATCCAACGCTTCCGCGATGAGATGCTATAAAAAGACATCTTTTTGTTTGCATACCTGGTAAGACCTGGTAATCCCCAGTAACACCAATGAATAATTCTCCAACAACACGTTTAATAAAGTGCCTCAAAGAGGGAGGCGATGAACTCACATTACTCGAAGTCGCCCAATTAGTCGGTTACCCCAAGATCAGAACCGCCCAAATGTTACGGGTGCTCCGTGATCTGGGTTACATCGAAACGACTAACTATCGATACGGCGACTCCAAAAAGCCAAACTATCACTACAGCCTGTCCCGAAAGGGGGAAGAATTTATCGCGACATGACTTGCCCCAAGTGCTCTAACCGATCTGCGGTTTACCGAACAAAGCCCCGTTTTATCGACGATAACACTGCTGTTATCGAGCGGGTCCATGAGTGTTACCAGTGCCAATATAAATGGCGTGGTATTGAATTTATCGCGCCAATGAGCATGCCTCGATCAAAGCGTGACGTGCTGATTAAGCAAGTCGATGCGCTAACTTCCATCATGGAAGATGCCCGTTTAATCAAGGGATGAAAGCCAAGTGCATTCACCAGCTACCCACTGGCGAGAGACTAACCACGCGTGAATTGTGCGATAAATTCGACATTCCTATGCAGTGGACTTGTGGCCGCAACACTGGGGAAATCCTTGGTTATCATTCGCGGCGTAAGAGACTCAAATTCGCCCTGGATGGCGTCACCGCTACTGCAAAACAGTGGGCATTCACGCTAGGTGTATCACACACGCATTTCAAAAAATGCGTTTATGGTAGCGAGAAGTTCGGCGCGACGAGACAGCAAGCGATGATCGCCTCTGTCCGGTTCATAACAAAACAAAACGAAGGCAAAAAATCTAGCATCGCTACAGAAACAGAAAAACTACTCAAACAACACAAAAGCATACTAACTAACTAACAACAACCGACAAACGAAATGAATGCATTTAGCTTACCAGAAGAATATACCCGTCGCCCTAACCCGAGAATACTTGAGGCTACAATAGAACCATCCGAACCATCCCACAAACCGCCTTGTCCGGTTACAATGGGGGAGAAGCATAACTTCCTGCTCATTGAAATCTTATCGTTCGTGGCATGTGGAGCATTGACCGTCTTTAGCTTTTATTCATCTGCTTTGGAATATCTCAACAACCTCGGTAACGCCCATACGGCTGGGATTAGGACAATTGGCATACAATTAGGAATTATCGTTTTTGGTGCCTTGGCGGTTATGCAGCTTTTCACGGTGAGGCGAGTGAGCGGACTAACAAGAATGGGATGTGTATTCGGATCGATTATCTCTGTCTTGCTAACCGCCTTCCTTTTTGCCGATAGCGCCTCTACGAGCTACTCGTATCAGGATTACAAGCTACGGAGCCGAACGGCCCCAGAAAGGCAACTAGAAGCGAGCATCCATCAGTACGATGCTGACGTGAGTAGGCTCCAATCCAGATTCGAAAATTTACTTACAGCAAACGCATCCAGGCGAGCCAATTTGATGGAAGAGAAAGCACGCCTTGATGCCATTGTCGGTCCAGCCGTTAAGGCAGGAACGAACCTCAAAAAGGGCTACTCAGATGCCCTGGCGACCGTGACTAGCGAATTGGCTAGCAACGCGACGGCGACCAGTCGACTGAAGGAAGAAGAGCATCGACAACTCACTAGGCTCGACATGCGCCGATCAGAAGCGTCGGCCAAGCTACGCGCCTCGAATTCCTCCGGTGCTAGCAACGTTGGCCGGATGTTTGGCATATCGACATCGACGGTACTTATGTTGCGGACGGGAATGTGTGAGGCGGCTTTGGTAGCCTTGGCAGTCATGTTTGGTGTTGGCTTGTTTTACGCTAGCAACTCAACCAAACAGGACCGAATGAGAAACTACGGCATGAGCGCCTTCCATGGTAGTGGGTTCCTTATCATCTTTGGGATCGCTTGGGCCTTGTTTATGGCCGAGGCGGCAACGGGAAGCGCGATACCGTTGGACGCACCACTTAGTAATATGAAACCAAGCGACAATTACGAACCGGATGATGACATGTGGGATGTTGAAATCCAGACTGAACTCATGCCGCTGCCCTACACCGATGATCCTGTCGGGCTACCCCAAGCAGCATCTTTCCCTAGCTGGGATTTTGAGCAGATGGGAGACGGCAACGGACTCAAGATGGACGCAAAGTATCCGCCTAAGCTTTACTGTAGCGCACGTAAGGAGCAGGTTCAGCCAGTAGCTATTTCTGCGATTTCAACTGCACCTGCAATTTATCCACAAGGATGCCCGATCCCTGAAGACGTTTGGACGGCAATTAATGATATGCCTGTATCTTCTAAAGTGAAAGGTATTTTGGGTGGATTTGGTGAGGTTGAATCACGCTGGGATGTCAATTGCCATCACTACGATAACCATGGAGGCTACTCTCATGGTTGGTTACAACTACACGGCAAATGGAGAAAGAAAGATGTAGACTGGATGAAACGCCTCCCCGGTGGATGGCGTTGCCCAAAGAATAATCTTGCGGCATTCCTTCGAACAATCATCGAACACCAGAAATATTACCCATCCAGCAAACATTCATGGATGAACGCTGCCGCTCATTATAATGGAGGATCAAAGCCTAACTACAAATACGCTAACAAGGTCATGAGTAGCGCGAAGCGGCTGGAGCAATGGTTTCAGTCACAAGGGAGAATGTTTTAATCGATGGGAACCAATAACAAAAAAGCAATACGTTACGGAGATAGAACCTTCATCGGGTGGGCGTCTTACTATCAAGCATGGGGAGTACGCAAACCAAGCAAGCGAACCATTTGTTCGCATTATGCTAAATGCAAAGCCGAGGGAATGAGCGATGACGAAATCATTGCCGCCCAGAAAATGTTGTGGATCGATAATGTCACCGAATTGGATATAAAATCTGCAAGGAAAGCGATAGCAGAAAAGGAAGCGAAACAGGATAAGTAACCAACTTAATACCCACACAAACATGAAACTTAAGAACGCGATTGAAGACTATATCTTGCATGCGGCGACAATACAGAGGAGGTTTGCCACCAGGTTACCCGCCATCTACCCACTCGGGTCTGTTGATGCCAACAAGAACCTAGATGGGATTTACTACGATGGGACTTTGGACTGCTTGACTCTACCATTATCTCAAGCGTGCGGATTTCCTGGGACTGTCGAGAAAGGGTGGGAGGGGATCACTATTAGGCACATGCGTCAGGTCCCAGCGAAAGCGACGAGAGGGCTCCCACTGCGAGGCCGATACTTCGCGAAGGAGACCTACCGAGGGGTCTCTAACAGTAGACGTAATGAAGCCCTGAGTTGCGATTTATATTACGCGTCCATGGATGGAAAGAATTGGAGGTGTTGCAACAAACACGGAGTCGACCTGACCACTAAAGTCGCTAACGACGATTACCACGACTACGGAATCAAAGCCGCAGACAACGCCTCTAGTATGGTTGGGGCTGCCTGTGGGCTTCAGACGTTTCGTGAATACAGTTGGCACATCCAGTTTCAGTTTGACTCTGAGGCAGCACCTATCATTATCGCCGTCGATAGAAAGTCACTGAGATATGCCCTCCGTCTCCGAGATGTTCCTGAAGGTAAGAAGAGGAGGGCAGCCGCACTTCACTTAGTATCAGCCCATAAAAGAGAACTCGAAGATAAAGAAATCGATGTCCGCCGCCACATACGCGGTGCCGTCTGTCACTTATGGCAGGGATGCTCTATGAAGGTGCTACCACCTGTGAATGATTTGAAGGGCCTCAAGCGCTCTGAGAAGACCGAGGAAGTCGCGCTCCACCTCTTACAAAATTACATCACAGCAGAAGAGCTAGTATGACGGAATACGCGGTTCTCTGCGTCGCTTTGTTAGGTTTTTGCGCAATGTGGAGAATTGAGCACCATAGCTTACCCGGCTACCTATACGCTGCGAGTTTCGCGAGGACAGAGGCACCTAACCCGGCCCAAACCCGACCGCGATACGCTGCCGAGTTACCACGTAGGTCGAGGACGCCACGGAAATATCTGAATGGCCGAGCATTTCCATGGTCGCGTGCAATCCCCCTTGGGCGTTAACCGACGAACCAAACTCCTTGCGGAGGGTGTGATAGGGTTGAGTATCCGTGATGCCTTGTTTCCGCAACCATTTCCCTAGCGCCCGCCATAAGGGGTCACATCGATAGACACGATGCTTGGACGGCACGGGGGGACGCCCTGGAAGAACGAACGGCCCATTCGTTCCTTTGAATACCTCTACTAGGAACCCCACAACCTCTTGAGCCAAGGGGATGCACCGATGCGAGGACGCCGACTTTGGGCGGAAACAATCCGTCGTTTTGATCTCCACATAAGGCGCGGGACCGGCTAGATAGACCTGCGACCACTGAAGCCGATCCGCTTCTTCTTTTCGGAGCCCGCAACACGCGGCCAAGACGACAGCGGTTCGTTGTGGGGTAGGCAATTCCTTCTCAGCCGCCAAGAGGATCATTCCAATATTGATTCCTCCATGGTAACGTCGCGCCTTCCATGGTTGGATATCGATCCCAGCGAAGGGCAAAGGGGCCGGCGCGGGTAAATTAACCAGCTTCAGGCGCTTTGCGGAAAATAGGTTACGGGCGTTGCGCAGACATCCATAAACGGATGATCTGGCCTTATCCACCTGCTCACGCGGCACATCCTTGAGCGTCTCGCGGATGTAACTGGTCACCGCAGCCGTGGTAATCTTGGGCAAGGGGATGGCGTTGACCTTATCGGCCCACTCGATTCGGCGTGGATAAGCTTCATGGGTGACCTTCTCAATCCTGGCAGCGACGCGTCGAAGGCAACCCGCGTACATGGTCACTGTGCGCTGATCGAGTTGAGCGGATTCGCTGAATGCCTCGATCCACTCACCAACGGTAACGGACCCTCGTTGTGACACTCTAGGACCACCAATTGCATCACGGGCCTGGACCCAATCCCCGTTGGTTTTGCAGAGTGATTCCCAGACAACGGCAGCTCGACTTGCGGCCTCTGTTTTGTTCCCGGTTCCCAGCTTTATCCAAGACTGCTTGTTCTGGTAGCTCACCCTCACATAGAATTCGCTATTCTTGTAACGATCCACAACCCGTGGTAGCCAGTGCTTGGAGTTGTCTTTGGCATATTTCACGTCTCAAGAAATGCCAAACAGCTCTAGCCTGTCAACTTTTTCAGGTCTGGATTAGGTCTAGTTTTAAATGTCAGCATGTAGCCCTACACCTAGATATAGGGCTACGGAGGAAATGAACTACCATATATAGCGTACCAGGGGGCTATACAGCTACGGCTTCAAGCTTCCCAAGCTTGACACGAGGGTTCGATTCCCTTCACCCGCTCTCTCCTTTATGTCCCTAAGCATTAACAAGTTATGGAACTACAACTGTGATTCCTGAAGTTGCTTCAGGTCTGGATCAGGTCTAGAAAGAAACTCGACGAAGAGCTTTTTGGCTAGCCCTTAATAATGTTATCCAACATCTCAATCGAGTCATGCAGAGAACGGATCACGTCTTTAATCTCGCGGGACTCCACAACCAGCACTTCCTTGGATGCGATCACCCCATCGGGGGGACTAGGCACCGGTTTGGGATCAGGCTTTTCCACTTCTACGTTGCAGCCGAGAAGGAGGGCCTGGGCAATAGCTTCAAGATTTTTGTCTTGGGCCAACCATGCGGCATCCGCGCCATTGGTTATGAATCCCAGCTCGACGAGAACGGCAGGCATCCGCGTATGCGTCAGTACCGTGTAATTGGCGTGCTTCACGCCCCGATCAGGGTAGTCGAACGGCAGGACCGTCATGACCTGATCGTGGACGCTCCGCGTGAGTTCCGCGCCTTTCGTAGATCCCGATGCGTGGAAATCCTCATATCCACGGGCCGATGGGTCATGGTAACCGTTGCAGTGCAGGCTCAAAAAGATTTCAGCCTCGGCAGCGTTTGCAATGTCTGCCCGTCTCGTCAAGGCAAGATTTACATCTTTCGACCTAGTCATTCGCACCACGTCAGGCGCGAGATCACGCAGCTTCAGTCCTAGGCGTAGTGCTAGGTCTTTCTCGATTAGGCCATTACCCGTGGCCCCATAGTTCAGTCCAGGCGCGGGCGGGCCTCCATGGCCAGGATCGACCATGAGACGGGTTACGGCCATTTGTTGGTATGAGTCAAACTCGCATCGTCACGCGGCGAAGAAGAGAATCCTAGAGGGCGGGTTGGCGGAATCGAAGGCAACCCTGATCCTGCCCCGATCAATGGTGCCCGCTCGATTGGAACCGGATCATTTTCGTCTGGTGGAAACTCCGCACCCTTCCCACGGGTCTTCCCTTCCGCATAGGCAATCCCCATTTTAAGGGCAGAGCGGCCAATAGTGTAAGCGATCCCACTACCAAATCCAAGAGAGAGGGCCAGATCAATATCTACCCCTAAGTCGACGCCTAACCATAGTTTTCCGACCACCTGACAGGCGATGACGACAAGCGAGGCAATCATAGTTTTCCATGTAACGTTGTGCTCGGTGCTGTTTGCTCCGTCAGTTTTTCCAATGATAGGGGTAGAGTTACTCTTCATTTTGCCTCCTCAGTCGTTTGGCGTTTTCCCAAAACTTTCTAACGTTATCTTCATGAATTTCAGCGTTCGGCCCTCTGTAGTCTTTTATCAAAGGCATTTGCCCTCGCCTGCCAAAGGCGCAACCGCTCATGCAAAGCGTTGAGGTGAGTAGCATGAGGCTTAAAATTAGGGTCCATTTGTGCAGTCCAATCATTGATTTCTCGGTGGATGGTTAGTATTTGCGCCTCGCAACGAATTACGTCTCGCAAGGCAACACTGACGGCAGTTGCAGTTTTGAACAGGCCGTAGCCGTAAAGTGCTGTTCCCGTTCCCGTAATAACTGCTTTGATTGTTCCCGTCATAGTGTGTTAGCCGTTGGATGTCGGCCTCTATGTCCTCCTCTACGTCAAAGTAGAGGTCGACGCCAGGTAGCCAGTTCGGTGATTTTACGACCAGTTTATCGAGGGTGAGGGTATTGGAACAACTCACCATGGCGAGAAAGAGTAAGAAAAGAAGCTTCAAGAGGCTAAGTCATCAGGGATAGCAATTCCCGAGATTCCAATAGGATCCTTGATCCCGTCCGCGTATCGTGGGTATTTGATAGTTCTAATGTAAGCGATTTTTCCGTTTACGCTTATTGGTTCTTTTAGGTCGTGTATCTTTCGCGTCTTCCAAACAAGATCATCGCTTTTCCTAAAAGCCTCGGCTATTTCTTCCGGCCAAACATTTCTATCTGTCTTGTGGAGGCAGTCTTTTAATGTAAGTCCGTTAGGAATTAAAAAGGTTTTTTCGTAAGCTCTATTTAACGATAACATTTTACCGTTTTCATCTTTCACCCACTGCGGAAGGGGGCTACTATCATGAGCTGAAGAGAGGGCTATAAATTGAGTTAAGAGCCTGGAATTTTCCCTCTCTAGAAGATGAACTTTTTCGGCCAAGCATTTATTTTGCTCTTCTAGGTTTTTCTGTTTCTTTTCCAGCTTTTCTAATTGGACTTTAAGGTCCACCTGGATAGCTCCGTAGGTTTTTAGCTGGATTTTCCACACAAAAACAAGGGCTCCCGCTACGGCTGCAACCGCCCCAGCTAGCATTGTTTCTATTCCTGTCATTATTCGCCGCTTTTAAATGCCGCCGTTAAAACGAGTATGGCAATCGCAATTAACCCCCAAAAGATCAATGCTGATCCGAAATCGAAGCTCACACTAAATCCTCCACGGGCTCTATTTTCTTCCAATCTCCAGGCTCCCCATCCTTTGCGCAAACGATCCTCCAGGCTTCCCCGTCGTCGTAATCAGAGACCAATTCCCAGGACCATCCTTTAGGACCGTTACTAACATTAAAACGGCTACAGACGGTTAACTCCTTCACTCCTTCGATGACTTCGATAGGGTAAAGAAACTCCTCTTCCGTTGCCTCCTCGTCTTCTGTCGCCGTTCCAGGGCGAACACCTCGCCAGAAATCCTCGTAATTATGCGCCTGATCGGAAGGCTTGACGCTAGTGTCTACAGGGGTTGGCGTGACACCGTCAGGGAGTTTGGCATGAGTTGATAGACCCTGGAAATACTTCCCGTAGTGATTTAGGTAGTTCTCCTGTAGAGCTGTGATCGTGGGCAGGAGTTCCGTTAGACGGTCAGTGATGGCTTGTTGTTTGGCGTTCATGAGAAGTAAGATGTTAGAGCCGCTTTTTCTACGTTTGTTAATACGCGGTCAAAAACAAGCACCGCCTCAATCGTGCCGTCCCATGAGCCGGTTAGTGACTGATTGTGATACCCCCCTATAGACAAGCCTACCATCCCGTCAGGCGTGGCAGAAGTGTTTTGAAATGTCTCCCCGCCCACTTTTGCCGTGATGCTACTGGGCGTGTATTCAGCATACAAACCAAATCGATCATGACCATCATTAGTTGTGGCGGCATGATCACCGCTAGAGGAATACGCTCTCAGATTGTCAGAAACCAAATAAACCAAGTGCCTTAAAATGGGGTCATCGCTATCCACTAGCCCAGCTCCAGATGGGCCGTCCGAATCTGCTCTCGCAACAACGTAAATCGCCGAATCGGGCGTCACCGTGCCAGTTGCGGTGTACAGGCTCGCGGTGTTCGCGCCGTCCCATGTGGGTATTCCGCTGATAAATTGCGGTGCTTTTAGGGCTGTAGGCGTCACCACATCCGCGAACGGACTAGCATCAGTCCCTTGATTCGACCATTTTGTAATTCCGGCATATTGCGTAGCCTCATACTCTACAGCCCCATGAGCCGCCGCAACGGTGTTATTGTCAGTTAGATGATTCTGTGAGTGTGAATCATAGCGAGTTCCGCGAGGCTCGTTGAGGTTCCAAAAGCTCACAAGATCCGTTTTCAGTCCTGCATTGAGTTTCTGGTAGCTTAATGGACTGCCAGAATTATAAAGTTCGGTGATCTCGGAGTCAAGTAAGGCTCTATGCCAAGCTGCGGCATTAGCTATCCAGGCATCACAGCTAGAACCCAAGCCGCTTGAAGCGGCCAACGCAAATCGAACAGAACGGTCAACGCTGGCACCCTGCAAAGCCGCACCCACAAATACACCATTAAGAAATGCTTGAAAACTACCGGCTGCATCTCGGCGCATAGAAATGTTATGCCAAACTCCAGCAGCAATTCCGCCCATGCTTATTTGCACACCCAATAGGTTAGCGTCGACTAAACGGCAGTAAATGATAGAGCCAGCTCTGAACGCAGTGAAACCAACTGTTGCTGTATTCTCTGCACCCTTTGCAAGAATCCACTGAGTGCCGCTAATAGACACAGGGTAAACCCACAGGGAAATCGTAAACTCCCCGCTACCAAAATCTAGACCCGTTTGGGCCGCGTCCTCAATGCTAAGGCTTTCACTGTTAGCACTATCAAAACTCGCAACCAAATCCGTCTTGAGGCTGATAGCATCCTCTGACACTGCCGCCACCTCCCCTAACGCAGTGCCAACAGTGTTGTTGTCTGTAAATGTGTTAGAGCCGTGAGAGTCTGCACGGCTACCCCCTTCCTCATCGAGGTTCCAGAAGCTAACAATGTCCACCTTTTCGGCTGTTGTTAGGTCATGGTAGTAACGTGGCGCGCCTGAGTTATAAAGGGCTGTAATTTCAGCAGATGTCAGCGCTCTATCCCATGCAGCCGTTGGCCCAATGTCAAAATCAGAAGACCTACCAAGTCGGAATTCCCGAGCCGGGCCTTGCACCGTTGTTGTTCTCGCAAACGTCGTCACCACGCCATTTATGCTGGCAACCATGTTTGAGCCATCCCACCCGAGCGTCAAGAATTGCCAGTTTCCATCGAGCGCGCCATTGATTTCGTAGGCTTGAGTCGTAAGCTCCCAAAAAAGCCGCCCATCACCTAACGCTAACAAACGGTAGCCGCCCACGTTCGATGCGAAATTCTCGATAATATTTTGGTTCGATCCAACGCCGCCTGCCGCCCCTTTCACCCAAGTCGAAAACGTGAATTCGCCGCTTGGGTGCAATTCATGTCCAAGCGG